AAAGGTAGTCATAATGTTGCCATAGGTTGTGCTGCGGGACGTGCTTTAAATTCGGGTAATGTTAATTCGAGTGCGTCACACAACGTTGTAATAGGAAGATGTGCAGGATTATCTGGATCTACCTCCAGTCATAATGTTTTCTTAGGAAATCAAGCAGGTGAGGGAATTATTTCTGGTGGTAGTAATATTGCCATCATGAATAGTGCGATGAAATGCTCTACCACAGCTGTAACTAACATTGCATTAGGTCAAAGTTCTGGAAGATGTATTACCTCAGGTTGTAATAACATAGCCATTGGTAATCAGACAGGATGTTTGACAGGAACTTGTAGATGTAATGTATTCATAGGTCATCAGGCAGGAAATAAGGGAGGAAGTGGTATAAACATTGCAATTGGTCCTCTTGCTGGATGTAATCTTGGTGGCGCACTGGCTGATGGAACTGGTTCAAGTAGGGGTGGCACAAATATAATGATAGGTCAATGTTCAGGTTCTCAAACCAGCACTGGTCTATCACTCATTTATATGGGTGCATTATCTGGTCAATGTAATATCAATGGTACTTGCACCATCGCAATTGGTAGAGGTGCTGGTATTGGAGACACCTACGGACATGCAAATGTTTACATTGGTAATCATGCTGGTGGACAGACCTGTGGCGGAACTTCTCAGTGTAATATTGCAATTGGATATGCTGCTGGTGCAAAAATATTTACTGGTGTACAAAATATATTCCTTGGTGGTTATCAAGCTGGTGCATGCACCGTAAATGGTAACTGCAACATCGCACTTGGACGTAGGGCAGGATATGGTAACACATCAGGTGGTGCTAACATATACATCGGTGCTTGTTCAGGTCCAAAAACTTGTGGTGCAACTGGTAGTTGTAATATAACCTTAGGTATTCAAGCAGGTTGTGATTTAACCTCAGGTGGTTGTAACATCTTCTTAGGAAGATTAGCAGGTAATACAAACACCTCAGGATCCAGAAACATCGCGATTGGTGATAATGTTGAACTACCTTCAGCAACTGGCGATGATCAGTTAGCAATCGGTTGTGGAACAGGTCGTTGGATTGCTGGTGATAGTTCCTTTAATGTTACTCTTGCAGGGGTCTCAACCGCACATTCTGATGGGACATTAATATCAAAACAATTAAATGTATCTGGTGTTTCAACATTCACTGGAGATCTTTCAATTGCTGATAAGATAGTTCATACTGGAGATACAAATACTTTCATGAGTTTTCCAGCCGCTGATCAAATTGTATTTGAAGGTGGGGGACACGAAAGGTTCAGAATTAATGGAACTACGGGCAAGTTCCTTTTTGGAATGGATATAACTGGAAGAGCAACTAGACAAGATAACGATACTGTAGTACCTAACATTCAATTAGAAGATAATACTGAAGCTTCTCTTGCATTAGGTTTATTTTCAAATAACGCTGTCTCTTCAAGATTATTTTTACAAAAAGCAAGAGGTGCTCATGGATCACCAAGCATTGTTCAGGATAATGATGTAATAGGATCAATTGTATTCAATGGATGGGATGGATCAGATTTCAGAAATGCTGCTCAAATTCTTACTGAAGTTGATGGTACTCCAGGATCATCTGATATGCCTGGAGCACTTGTATTCAAGACTTCGGCAGATGGGTCAGCAATTCCAACAGAAAGACTTCGAATCACATCAACAGGTAGAGTTGGTATTGGTATTACAACTCCTACATCAAAACTACACGTCACTGGTGATGCAATTATCTCAGGTGTCGTAACTGCAACTGACTTTGATGCAACTTCTGACATTAGATTGAAGACTAATATTCAACCAATCGATGATCCAATTGCTAAAGTCATACAGATTGAAGGTGTATCATTCAACTGGAAGAAAGATGATAGACCAGCACTTGGTGTGATCGCCGATCAGGTTGAGAAGATATTACCACAACTTGTTCATGGAGATGATCCAAAGACTGTAAATTATAATGGTTTAGTTGGACTCTTGATTGAAGTTGTGAAAGATCAACAGAAGCAAATTGATACCTTGAATGAGCGTATATCTAAATTAGAATGATATGGGATTAATACACTCACCACGTATTGTCAGAGATAGTTTGATAAGGTATCATGATGCAGGAAATGTAAAGTCTTATCCTGGTAGTGGACTCACTTGGGCTGACATAAGTGGTAAAGGAAATGATAGTACTAATGGCACCACTATTAATGTAGCAGCATTTGAAAGCACTGAACCAAAATGTTTTAACTTTAATCAAAGTCAATCTCGTTTTTTTGGGAACCCATTATTCGCAGAAAATGTTTGTCCAAATGCAGGGACTGTGGAAGTATGGTATCAACATGATCAGAACACTCACAACGAAATGGGTATGTTATACTTTGAGGGTAATGGCAATGGGTTTGGTATTGAAAGGGAATTACATTTAGGTCAGATGAAAAATGGAACTGTGAACTTTTTTATTGAAGGTGCAGACGCAGATATAAACATTACTACTCCTGATGCCATTCCTGCTAATACTTGGACTTGTGCAACAGCTACTTTCACTGGGTTAACTCAAGATGCCACCAAATCTGCAAAACTTTATATTAATGGAAGTATCAAAGGAAGTCAAGTTACTACTGCAAATTTTCGTGGTGGCACTATTTTTAATAGTATAATTGGTAGATCATATATTCAAATTAGTGGTAAATGGAGAAAACTGGTCGGGAAAATCGCTGTCGTTAAAGTTTATAGTAAACAACTAAGTGACAGTGAGGTCTTACAAAATTACCACGCACTTAAATCTAGGTTTGGATTATGAGTACAAGATACAACCCGTCAATTGTTAGTGATAACCTTGTACTATGTCTTGACGCAGCAAATACTAAATCATATCCTGGTAGTGGAACTAACTGGAAAAATTTGACTGAAAAAAGCATTGATGGAACATTAACTAACGGACCTACGTTTGATAGTAATAATTTGGGATCTATTTTATTAGATGGGAGTAATGACTACATCCAACTGTCAAGTAATTCAGATTTAACATTAACTGGTGATTTTTCATATGAAACTTGGTTGATGACTGATACTCAATTAACATCAAATCACATCTGGCGAACGTCAAATGACAAAACACTTCAGTTTTCTTCCAATGTAAGTCCAGACCAGATAGTTTATTATTCTAGTGAAACAGGCAATCAGCCTTTTGGGGTCTTGAATAACGATACGTGGGGTCATTTAATACTTACTAAGTCTGGTAACACTCTTACTGGATACTTGAATGGAGCACAAGCATGGACTAATACTCCAGGTAGTAGTGCTACTCATGATTTCTCTGGAATTAGAATTGGAAGCAGAGGGTCTACTGCTGGATTTGAGTGGGATGGTAAATTCGCTGTAGTACGTATATATTCAAAAGGACTCACATCAACTGAAGTTCAACAAAATTATAATGCACTCAAAGGGAGGTTTGGTTTATAAATAATCAAAAAATTATGACAAGAAAATATCTAATTATTCCAGTATCAGAAGTCTCGAAAGTTGATTTTTCACAGGTTTGTGAAACATCAGAGGATACACTAAGAAAATCTGTGGATAATTCTAAAACATTTATCAAATGGGATGGTGATGATCCATCTTTCATCTCAAGTCTTTCTAATACTGAAGGAACTTATACGAATTCAGAAATAATAACAATACTCTCCGGAACAGACTGGACATTAGAATCAGAGGAATAATGGCAAGTTTTGCAGGACCTAATACAGTAACTGATGGTTTAATATTATGCTTAGACGCGGCGAACACTCAAAGTTATCCTGGTAGTGGAACCACTTGGACAGATGTAAGTGGTAAGAATCATGATGGTACTCTAACAAACGGTCCTACTTTTAGTAGTGATAATGGTGGTTGTATTGTTTTCGATGGAAGCAATGATCATATTGGTATGTTAGGTACTGCCACCGATCTGGGAATTAACGACACTTCTACTTCTTTTAGTTTTTCAGTATGGTTTAAAACAGGTGGTACTAGTGAGTATTATATGTTTGATAATTATGATGGAAGTACACAAGATATTAGTTGTAGATTAGATGCTGGTAAATTAGAGGTGTATTTAAGAGGTTCCTCTGGTGGAATCGTAAATGCTGTTAGATATGGTTCTTACACTTTGAATGAATGGAATAACGCTGTATATAATTTTGATTCATCGACTTCACCAGATTTATTTACTGCTTATGTAAATGGAATTAATACGGGAACTAGTACATCTAACTTTAGTGGAAATTTTGAATCTGGAAGTAATTTTAGGATAGGAATGAGACCATCTGGTGGAGGTCAATTTCCAGGCAGAATAGCGTGTGCTATGTTATATAATAAATCACTTACTGAAGCAGAAGTCAAACAAAATTACAATTCATTTAAGGGCAGGTTTAATTTATAAATAATAAAAACTACCTAGTGCTACACGAAGACGGTAATTAAATGGCAATTAAGATATCAGGCTCTACTATCATTGACGATAGTAGAAATATAGTAAGCGGTGCAGCGGCGACATTCACAGGAAACGTCACGATTGGTGGTACATTAACTTATGAAGACGTAACTAATATAGATTCAGTAGGAATAATAACAGCGGGTCAGGGAGTCAGAATAACAGCAGGTGGATTAAACGTAGTTGGAATCACAACATTTACGGATGATGTAAGAATAACAGGTGGTGGATTAAACGTAGTTGGTGTTGTAAGTGCAACTTCATTTGATGGTTCACTTGCTGCAAGTAATTTAACTGGAGCACTTCCTGCAATCAGTGGTGCAAACTTAACAAATCTAACTGCTGGTAATTTGACAGGTACACTTCCTGCAATCAGTGGTGCAAACTTAACAAATCTAACTGCAGGTAATTTGACAGGTACACTTCCTGCAATTGACGGTTCTGCATTGACTGGTATATCTGGAGGTTTATTTGTACAAACAGACGTAGGTATTCATACACTATCAAAGGTTGGAATTGGTACAACAAATCCGATTGCACAATTAGATGTCAATGTTGGTTCTTCCGTAACTGCATTGAATATAGAAGGAAGTGAAGGGCAATTATTCACAGTCACAAATAGTTTATCATCAGGTTCGATATTTGCAGTAAATGATATAAGTGGTATGCCGAGCATTGATGTCAATGCTGATGGTACAATTCAACTTGCTCCTTTTGGTGCAGGTGAACTCGTTGGTATTGGTACAACGGTTCCTTCATCAAAACTTCACTTGATTGGTGATGCAAAAGTTTCTGGTGTTGTAACTGCAACTACATTCTCCGGAAGTGGTGCAAATTTAACCAGTTTACCTGCTGGTCAACTAAGTGGCACATTACCAGCAATTGACGGTTCTAACTTAACTGGAATTACTGCTGATGGTGTTGGTGCAATTGGAGGTCTGACTGTTAAAGACCAAGGTGGATCTACAGTAGGAACTGCAGGGAGTATTTCCACTCTTGATTTTGATGACTCAACAGGAGTAACTGTCACAGCATCAAGTGGTGCAGCAGGAATCGCAACTATTGCTATTAGTGTTGGAACCAAGGTAGACGCAAAGTGTAATATATTCACGCTTGGCACTTGTGCTGGATGTAATCTTGACTTGACATTTGGAACAGGAGCACATTTTAACATAATGTTAGGTAATTGTGCTGGTAGGAATATGACTTGTGGAGATGCTAACATCCTCTTGGGTAAATTGACAGGTCGCAATATGACAACTGGTAGTGATAATATATTTATGGGAACGTTAACTGGTTGTTGTACGGTTTCAGGTAATAATAATATTGGAATGGGTGAAGTCACTCTTAATCAAAATACAGGAAATCATAATATTGCTCTTGGATCTTGTGCTGGAAAAATAAACGAGAGTGGAAGTCATAATTTATTCCTTGGATGTGGTGCTGGTCGATCAAACACAACTGGTGGTCGTAATATTGCACTTGGTAGAGATGTTTGTTTACCAAGTGCTTCAGGTGATGACCAATTAGCAATCGGTTGTGGAGCAAGTCGTTGGGTTGCTGGTGACAGTTCATTCAATACAACTCTTGCTGGTATTGCAACTGTATACAGTGCTACTGGTATCGTAAGTGCTACTAAATTCTGTGGTGATGGTTCTTGCTTATCTAATCTTCCTGGATTCTCAGCAGACTCAAGATGTAACTTATTTGCCGGATTTGGTTCAGGTGTCACTGCAGGAGTTGGAACAGATAAGAACATTGTGATGGGATTCTGTTCAGGATATAACTTAAATGGTGCTGTAGGAAATATATTCATGGGATGTTATATTGGTGTGAATGCCTCTGGAAACTATAACATTGCATTTGGTAGAATGTCAGGTCTTTGTCTAACATCAGGATCTTCAAATATTTTAATGGGTACTGGTTCTGGTTTCCAAATGACAACTGGTAAAAGAAATGTTGCCATGGGTACTGGAAATTTAGAAGATGCAACAGGTTCTGATTATAATGTCGCTATAGGTTTTGAAAATGCTACTGTAAATGATGTAACAGGTGAGCAGAACGTATTTATTGGTCAACAAAATGCACGTCGTATTACTTCTGGATGTTGTAATACTGTTATTGGTGCTTGTAATGCTGATTGTCTTTCAACAGGAAATTGTAACGTTATTATTGGTAGAAAGGTAGTTGCAACTGGTGTATTAACTGGACATGATAATATCTTCTTGGGTCAGTATGCGGCAAAGACAGCTACTTCAGCTAATTGTAATATAATGTTAGGACATTGCACAGGAAAAAATCTGACCTCTGGAAATACAAACCTTGCGATTGGTCGATGTGCGATGGGTAGCGGCATTATTACTGGTAACTATAATATTGCATTTGGATTCAAATCTGGTCGTGACCTTACATCTGGAACTCAAAACGTATTAATTGGATGTTATGCAGGTAGATGTTTAACAACAAGTTCTGCTCTCGCTAATGTTTTCATTGGTAGGGGTGCTGGTGCAAGTGCAGAAACAGGGTGCTTCAGTGTTGCCATCGGTTGTGGATCTCTAGAATCGATGAAAGGTCTAGGATGTAATATAGCATTTGGTAGAAAAGCTGGTCAGAATACATGCACTGGAACTCATAATTTCTTTGCTGGAAATTATGCTGCGAAGATGAATTGCAATAATAGTCATAGCATTGCTATTGGAGAGAGAGCACTATCTTGTATGATCACTCCAGATGGTAGTATTGCTTTGGGAAACCGTGCATTAGTAGGTTCATCAACCACAACAAGTAATACTGGTGGTGGTAATATTGCAATTGGTTCATATTCAGGAAGGTGTATTACTTCTGGTGGTGCTAATATTTTTATCGGAAAAGAATCAGGAAAATGTATAACATCAGGAACTGGTAACGTATTTTTGAGTCATCGTGCTGGTTGCACTATTACAAGTGGTGATAGTAATATTGCAATTGGTCAATGTGTTCAACTTGCATCTGCCACTGGTGATACACAATTAGCAATTGGTTGTGGTACAAATCGTTGGATTATTGGTGATAGTTCTTATAACGTATGTTTAGCCGGTGTTGGAGTCACAATGACCTCTGGCACAACCAGTTGTGTCATTGCCCATAAGTTCTGCGGTGATGGTTCTTGTTTAACTGGTATTAGTGCTGGTGGATTCTCACCAGACGCACAAGAAAACTTATATGCTGGTACTGATGCTGGTGCAGCTTCCGATGCTGATACATGCTTTAACATTGGTATAGGTAATGATGCACTTAAAGCACTAAATTCAGGTGATCGAAATTTTGCTATCGGTGTGGGTGCAGGAAAGGCAATCACATCTGGTAACTATAATCTTTTGTTTGGTTTCTGTGCTGGATCATCAATATTAAACGTTGATAATAATATAATGATTGGTAAGAAGGCAGGTGAATGTAATAGATCATTTAGTGGTAATATATTCATGGGATCTGAGGCAGGTAGATTATTCTGTAGAGGAACAGCGACTATCGCAATTGGTTATGAAGCGTTAAAGGGTGGTTTTTCTGATCAAGAGGAAGTTGATGATGGTATATTTATCGGTTGTTGTGCAGGTGGTGGTGTATTAACATCAAATAGAAGTATATTTATAGGAAAAAATGTAGGATTAGGTATAACAGATGGTTGTTGTGATAATATCTTCATTGGTCATTGTGCTGCTGGAGGTTCAGGAACCGAACCTGGTGGTAGAAACGTATTCTTAGGAAGATATGCGGGTAGATCACTTACAAGTGGTGCAAATAATACTCTCGTCGGAGACATGCCAGCGTTTAATATAACGAGTGGTACCCATAATATGGTGTTTGGAAACTCAGCAGCAGGTGCACTCACAGAAGGTGGATGTAATTTATTCCTTGGACAGTATGCTGGTAAATGCACCACGACAGGTTCAACAAATATCGCGATCGGAAAATGTGCAGGAATGTGCTGGTCAGGATCAGATAGTGGTAGATTAGCAATAGGTCTTGCATGTCTTGATTATATTTCTGGTCAATGTGTAGGATTTAATAAGATAGAATCAACGATTGCTGGTATTGCAACTTTCTACAATGCAACTGGTAATGTGCATGTAACTGGAATTGTCACCGCAGCAAACTTTGCCAAGGCAGATGGTAGTTCATTAGGTGGATTCTCACAAGACTCTACAGGAAACTTAGTTGCTGGTGGTGGTGCTGGTGCAGCAATTGATTCTGATACTTGTTTCAATGTATTACTGGGTTGTAATGCTGGTATGTCATTAAATGCAGGTGATGATAATGTTTTCATAGGTAAATGTGCAGGTTGTAAGAGCACTAGTGGTAATTATAACATTGCATTTGGTAAGTTATCTATGGGGTCATGCGATGTTACGGGTGGAAATAATATCGCAATAGGTTGTCAAGCAGCTCTTAAACTAACCAGTGGTAATCATAATGCTTTCATAGGTAATAATGTAGCAGCAAATGCAGCAACAACGGGTAGTTATAATTTTGTATTTGGTAAAAATGGTGCAGTATCTTTAACATCTGGTAGTTGTAACATTGTTCTTGGTGGGTATTCGGGAGGTGCTTGTTTATCCACTGGTGTTAATAACATATTATTGGGTGATAGAGTTGCAAGTAATGGCGGTGCAGATTTTACTGGTGATTCTAATGTAATTATAGGAAGGCAGGCTGGTAATAAAATTACTTCTGGTGATGAAAATATCATCATAGGTGAATGTGCAGGATATTGTTTATCAACAGGTAGTAAAAATATTGCTTTAGGTCTTAATGCACTGGGTTGTGGTGTTGTTACTGGTACTGACAATATTGCGATTGGATGTAATGCAGGACTTTGTTTGTGTAGCGGGAGTTGCAATGCTTTTGTTGGAACTGATGCAGGAAAACATAATGGTTCGGGAATTAATAATGCTGCATTTGGTTTTGAGGCATTATGTAGACAAATAACTGCGCAATACAATATTGCTATGGGATACAGAGCAGGTAAAGGTAGTTCAAGTGGATCATCAGGAGGTAGAAATACCTTCTTAGGTGCTCGTGCAGGATGTTGCAATACTAACGGAGATGATAATGTTTTTGTAGGAGATTACTCAGGAAGAGAAAATAGAGGTGGTGATGCAAACACATTCGTAGGTAGAGCTGCTGGTGCTTGTTCTACTGATAATAGTCATTGTTACAATACTTATATTGGATGTGGTGCAGGAAAGAAACAAGTCACAGGGCAAAGAAATATTGCGATTGGTTGTGGTGCATATCTTCCAAGATCATCCACTTCTGATCAGATAGCATTTACTGGTGGGTATGGCACATTTGGAGGACTAAATGAGATTTATTGGATCTATGGATGTTGTAGTGGTGGTTGTGCTCATGTTGGTATCGGAACAACAAATCCTGATAATGTAGTTGGAGCTGGACTTACAACTAAGTTATCTGTTGGTATTGTGTCTGCCTATAAACTTTATGGTGATGGATCAAACTTAACTGGTATCTCTGGTGGTGGATTCTCACCAGACGCACAAGAAAACTTATATGCTGGAACTAACGCTGGTGCAGCGTCAGACGCTAATGCTACATTTAACATTGCGATAGGTTATAATGCTGGTTGCAAGTTTTCTCTTTCTGGTGATCGTAATATTTTAATTGGTTGTCAAGCTGGATGTGGAATAGATACTGGTGATCGAAATGTCTATATCGGTGTAAATGCAGGTGGTTCTTGCTGTAGTGTTGGTAATAAAAATATTGGAATTGGAAATTTAGTTGGAAGATGTCTAGGACAATTTGGTTGTAGTGCCGACTTCAATATCTTCATGGGTGATTGTACTGCTAGGCATTGGTCACAAGGTGATGCCAATACTGTAATAGGAAAGCATGCTGGTAATTTTGTAAAATTTGGTAGTTATAACGTATATCTTGGTTCTTGTTCAGGTATAGGAACAAATACACCAGCTTGTAATAATGCATCCCACAATACTTTCATTGGTAATCGTACTGGATGTTGTAATATCACTGGTGGTAAAAATACTTTCCTTGGTTCACAAGCTGGTAATACAAATACAACTGGATGTTGTAATATTGCAATAGGTTATGATGTAGAACTACCATCAGCAAATGATAATTTGCAACTTGCAATTGGTAATGGAACAGATCGTTGGATAACTGGTAACTCTGACTTCAATGTTGGTATTGGAACCACAAATCCAAATGCTCCAGTTGGTGCTGGTAACACTGCTAAGTTAAGTGTTGGTATTCTATCTGCCTATCAACTTTATGGTGATGGATCAAACTTAACTGGTATCTCTGGTGGTGGTGGATTCTCACAAGACTCTCAAGGAAACTTAGTTGCTGGTACTGGTGCTGGTGCAGCAATTGATTCTGATACTTGTTGCAACATACTACTTGGTTGTAATGCTGGTGCAGCGTTGAATGAGGGTGATAAAAATATTGCGATTGGTTTCAATGCAGGTTGTTCTATGACTTCAGCATTTTTAAATGTTATCATAGGAGATAATGCGGGTAAAAGTTTAACTAGTTGTTTTGGTAAGCAAGTATTTATTGGTCCTGGAGCAGGTGAGAATACTACAGCAGCAAGAAATACATTCATTGGTCTTTATGCAGGAAAGGATAATACAACTGGTTATAATAATGCCTTTATAGGTAATTATGCTGGAAAAGACATGTGCACCACTGAAAATAGTGTTGCAATTGGACACAATGCACTTAAGGGTGGTACTACCGCATCATCTAATACTGGTCGCAGTAATACTGCTATAGGATCCTATGCAGGTTTCTGTATGTCTTCTGGTGAATGTAATACTTTGATAGGTAAGTTGGCTGGTTCAAGGTTATCAACTGGAACTCATAATATCGCACTTGGTGCTTACGCTATGCATTGTGGCACGGTGACTGGTGATTTTAATATTGCTATTGGGTGTAAAGCAGGTTGTAAACTAACATCAGGTGGTTGTAATGTTATCATGGGTATGGATGCTGGTCCAAAACTTACTGATGGTGCTGGTAATACATTCTTAGGTGGTGGAGCAGGAAAATATACTGATAGTTCTTCTCAATCTGTATTCATAGGATGTGCTTCAGGTCATAATTCTGAGGGTAATCAGGTCACTGCAATTGGATTTAGAGCAGGACATGGTGGTGGAACAAAAACAGGTGGTGTCTTCGTGGGTGCGTACGCTGGTAATGATACCACAGATGCGACATGTGCCATACATATTGGATATAAAGCTGGTTGTGCTGTAACTTCAGGTGTTAGAAACATCATAATCGGTGATAATCTTGCACATACATTGACCACTGGGGATTGTAATATTCTCATTGGATCTCAGATGGATGTGGCATCCTCAAGCACATCTACTACATTTGCAATTGGATGTGGAACAAATCGTTGGATAACTGGTGACAGTTCATTTAATACAACTCTTGCTGGTATTGCGACTGTATACGGTGCCACTGGTATTGTAAGTGCAACAGCATTCTATGGTGATGGATCAAACTTAACTGGTCTTAGTGCTGGTGGATTTAGTGCCGATGCTGACCTAAACTTAATGGCATCTAACACCTGTTCTGGATGTGATCTTAATGGAACTAATGGTTGCTTTAACGTTTTCTTAGGTGCCTGTGCAGGTAAGAAAACCACGAGTGGAGAACAAAACATATACATTGGTTCAAATGCAGGATGTGAGGGACTTGATGCTTCTCGAAATGTCTTCTTGGGATTCTATGCTGGTACAAAAATAACATCTGGTAGTAATAATGTGGCTCTTGGATTTGTAGCTGGATGTTCAGTTTGCACTGGTCCTGCAAACGTCATGATGGGTTTTGGTGCTGGTAGAGTTGTGACCACTGGTGGTTGTAACGTTTTTATTGGTAAATACGCAGGTCGATATTCATCAACTGGAAGTAATAATATTGCGTTAGGAAATTGTGCAGGTCATCGGTTATGTGCTTGTTCTAACAACGTTTTCATAGGTAATGAAGCAGGATGTTGTGCATCACCAAGTAGTGCAGGTGTGTTCATAGGTCATAGAGCAGGAAAAGGTGCTAATGCAAAGAACACTGGATTTAATAATGTATTTGTAGGTCCTGACGCGGGATGTAATAATACCTCTGGTCAAAATAATGTTTTCCTAGGTGTATATGCTGGTCAAAAGAATTGTGGTGGTAATTCGAATACATTTATTGGTCACATGGCAGGATGTACTTCCACCTCTAGTTCACACTGCTTTAATGTTTACGTTGGATGTGGAGCAGGTCATGATCAAACCGATGGACAACGTAATATTGTAATTGGATGTAATATAAATGCTCCTGTTTTAGATGGTTCAGATCAATTAGCAATAGGTGCTGGTGGTCTATCAGGATCTGGTCCTGAAATATTTTTCTTAGTTGGTTGCTGTAATGGGGGTTGTGTTAATGTTGGTATTGACACCACAAAACCTGATGATGCAGTTGGAGCTGGACTTACAAGTAAGTTATCAGTCGGTATTGTATCTGCCTATCAACTTTATGGTGATGGTTCTAATTTAAGTGGACTTGCTGGATTCTCACCAGACGATCAAGAGAACTTAGTTGCAGGAACTGATGCTGGTGCAGCGAAAGACTCTGACACTTGCTTCAACATTATGATTGGAAAAGCATCTGGTTGTGAAATAAATGCAGGTGATAATAATGTAATACTTGGATGTTTTGCAGGATCATCTAATGCAAGTGGTAGTTTCAATGTCATGATTGGACAAGGAGCAGGAAAAGAAACAACATCTGGTTGTAATGTACTCATAGGAAGATATGCTGGAAGATGTATTACCTCAGGTGTTAGAAACGTTGCTATTGGTAATCCTGCAGGAGGAAAAAGTGTTTCTCAAGGTAATTCTACTGGTGGATATAACACTACTATAGGTGATTGTTCAGGAATTAATATAACAAGTGGTAGTAAAAATACATTCTTGGGACATTATACTGGTGTTTGTAACACCACAGGAAATTGCAACACTGCAATTGGCACTAGGGCAATGGGTGGTCAGGGGTATGTCACTGGAAGTGATAATGTTGCATTAGGTGATTCAGCTCTTTGTGGTGTTTGTGCAGGAGCTACTAACATAGCAATTGGAAAGTGTGCTGGTAAAGAAGTAACAAGTGGTTCATGTAATATTGCGATAGGTCGAAAGGCAGGTAAAATAAGTTCTGGTACTGAGAATATTGCGATTGGATCTAATGCACTCGGTGATTGTAGCACCACCACTGGTTCTAATAATATTGCGATTGGATGTAATTCTGGAAAATGTATAACAAGTGCTACCTGTAATGTTTTTGTTGGTGATAATGCAGGTGGACAGATTCAAACTGGAGCATGTTCAGTTTCTATTGGAACACGATCTCTTTTAAGTGTTACAACTGGACATTATAACGTTGTTATGGGATACGAGGCGGCTCTGCTCATGGCTAGTAATTCAGCTTGCAACGTCGTTATAGGTACATGTGCTGGAAAGGGCAGTGGTGCTGCTGGATGTGATAATGTTTTTGTAGGAGCACAGGCTGGTTTACTTAATGACGGTAGTAAAAACACATTTTTAGGATTCTGTGCGGGTAATACAAATACAACAGGAGATGCAAACGTTGCGATTGGTTATAATGTAGAATTAGCATCAGCAACTGGTAGTTGCCAACTTGTCATTGGTAATGGAACAGATCGTTGGATCACGGGTAATAGTTCTTTCAAAGTTGGTATTTCCTCAAATATAACATCACCTAGAGCAGAACTTCATGTTGAGGGTTCAGTTCATGCATCTCGCTTCTTCCAGAACCCAACAGCACTTGATACGAGTGAGTCATTCCCTGCTGATGGAGGTGCTGCAGTCAATGGCGGTGTGTACGGTCCGTATACCATAAACACCGGTGTTACCCTCACTATTGGTGATGGGTCGACATTTACCGTTGTTTGATATATAATATAAATAAACCAAGACTATAGAAATCTATGGCTGATACTACTAAAAGAATAATTTATCCAAATGATGAGGGTGGAGTGAGCATCGTAGTTCCTTCGCCAAACACATCATTATCTCTTGCAGAAATTGAAGCAAGAGTAGTTCCAACTGGAAAATCACGTCAAACTGTTGACGTATCTGAGATACCATCAGATCGTACATACAGAGACGCTTGGACTTACGTGGAGAGTTAAAATGCCGATTGGAATTAATACAACAACAGCGATAGCAATACATAAAGATAAAATTCGTGCTGTTAGAGCACCACTACTTGCCGCCTTGGATGTAGAATATCAGAGAGCGCAAGAGGTTGGATCAGCAACTACAGCGATTGTTGAGAAAAAACAAAAATTAAGAGATGCTCCTGCAGCAGTTGATTCACTTGTTATTACTGAAACAACGGTTGCTGGAATTACAACACAGTTAAAAGCGTGTTGGGATACAGATGTATTAGGATCAAACCCACTATAAAAAATGATTAGTAGTAGTTCAACTCTTACCGTATCTACCGTGAGCACTGTGGGGTTGGGTACAACTCGTCCCCCAGTGTTTCGGAATGTCACGGGACAAAATGTTGGACATCTGGCAAGTGCTTGGATAACATTTAATAATAATGACACTGCTGGTGGAAACGCTGTATATAATGATTTTAATTGTGTTGGATTTACTGATGATGGTGTGGGAAAATTTAAAGTTAATTTTCAAAATGCATTAGAAACTGGTTACAATATATCTACATCATCTCTTTATGCTGTGACAGGGACATCACAGGCAGGTACTAACCGAGTGTCACTTATGATTGATGAATCAAATGGCACCACTGATCATTCTGCTACAATTCATTCTACTTTCGTTAAAATAAGATGTGCTGGTTTTAATGGTTCTATTGTTGGTGATCAAGATTCAACATATAATTCAGTTATAGTATTCGCAAATCCAGATCAAGGATACATTAATCCTCAGAGGATAGACTAATGAGTACGATTAATTTAAGCGCAATTAAAAGCACAACTGCTGCTACTCCTCCAACTATGCAGTCACAGAATGGAATTGATCGGGGAAAATTTTGTCGTGCTTGGGTTTCATTTGGTAGAAAATTAGGTGATGTTGGTCAGTATGAGGTAATGTCTCAATTTAATGTTATTGCAATTGAGGATACTGCGGCAGGACAATTTACGATTCAATTTAAAATTGCGATGCCATCAAATCGTTATGCTTGTGCAGGTTCAGCGAGTAATACAACCGATGTAGTTGCTGTAATTATAAACGCTGGTAATGGTGAAACTCCACCTTTAACCACGGCTCGTGCCTTCATTCGAACTACAGTTGGTTCTAATGCAGATTCTGATCCACTAATGGTAACATTCTTTGCATACGGTGATGAGTAGGGAAGAAATATGAGCACACTTAAAGTAAATAATGTTCAATCAATTACTAAATATCCACCACTTATTTTAGGTCCAGGTGGCACAGAGATAGGGAAACTTGCTTCATCTTGGGTTGCTTTTACAGATGATGGCACGATATTAAACAGTAATGGTGTAATATCAATAACTGCACATGGATCTGCTATCTACACTATTTCATTTACACCAGGTCTAAGAATAAATAATCCTGCAGTTGCTGGATCATCAAATGCTAACGGTGTTATCGTTCATCCTGTAATTTTTGCGAATAATGACGTTAACCGAAATCAACAATATGCTTTCTCATCAGAAGTAAGAATTGCCATGAGAAATAATCAAAATGGAACAACTACTTCCGCACAGGAAAATAGCACATATCATACTATAACGGTTATTGGTGATAACGCTTATGCATCGGCAGGAAATCTAATTATCCAGTAATATGAGTAAACTTCAAGTAGATTTATTAGAAAGTAAAAGTGGGATTGGAATGACTTGCACTCCTGATGATTTATTTTATCAAAGAGCTTTTGCTTGGGCTACGGTGAATTATGATGGTATCACACTTAATGAGTATGATATTGATGAAAGTCATAATATAATTGCTGCTACTTTTGAACAGTCAGGTAGAATTACATTTACATTTGAAAACAACGCTATAAATACTAAATATATAATTTTGGGTATGGCAGGTCCAGGAAATAATGATGGAACCACCACTGGCACCTGTATAACGGTTCAACCGAATATGAAACCTGATGGGTCAAGTGGTTTAACTACTTCATCTTTTCATATTAGAGTTTTAACTATAAATTCTGCAGGTACAAATTCAACTTCAGATCGAGATTATGTTGCTGTTGCTGTTTTTGGAGGTTTTTAATGAGCACTTTAATAGTTAATACACTAAAATCAAGCACTGGTATCAATACGATGACCATAGATGCTTTAAATTTAGGTGGGGTTAAGGCTTGGGTAAGATGGGATTCTTCTAGTGGTAGTCCCGTAATAATAGATGATTATAATGTCGTCAGCGGATCAGATGATGCTGTGGGTAAAGTTACATGGACATTTGAAAAACCTTTCCGTAATGCATATTATTCTTTCTCTGGTATGACTGCGAATGATCCAGCAACTTCTGATACAGGTTCTACACACATGATAATTCATAATGGTGTACAAACTGCAATGCAATTTGGTACAAGAGCAAATCAAAACTCAGGCACTGCTGAAGATAATGCATATAATGGTTGTGTATGGGTAGGTATCTCTACAGGTTCTTATATCACTTATAAACCTACTTAACTAAATATCATTATGAGTATTTTAAATGTAGATACACTTCAAAATCGCGCAGGTGTTAGCACTGCAGTAACACTTTCGAATTTGTACGCAGGTGTTGCAGATGCTTGGTGTGTTTTTTCAACAAATAATACAAACAATTGTATTAATGAATCATTCAATGTTATTACATTAGTAGATGAGGCTTCTGGTCTATTCCGAGCAGTATTTGAAAAAAATTTAGGGATCAAGGGTAATGGATATGTGGTTTTGGGTTCATCTGCAAATGGAGCAACTGATAGTGGTAATACAACAACTCAGAATCGGTATTGTCAACAAGATGGAGTATTCACTCCCTCTGATTTTAGAATGAAGGTTCATCGTACTTCTGGTGCTCTAGATGATAACTATGTAACAATGATGTTCTTCGCAAAAACGTAATGTCTGTAATCGCAAATTCAATTTCAACAAATGTATACTACTTTCAGACTTCAATGGGTGATCAGTTTAATCCAAACAATGAAGGTAAAAATGACCAGGTTTCGATGCCTTTTTTATTTAATAGGCAAACAGCGAATGATATAAACATAGGTGGATTTCAAATTGTGGCAGGAGGATTTAAAGATGAGAATCTTGGAAATACAGTTCAGGGTTGGAGTGGAGTCAAGGTGCCGGTAGCTGGTATATATCTAGCGATGTTTAATATGGTGTTAACTAATGATGGATCATGGTCATCCACCAGATTTAGAAATGCCTGTATGTTTACCTTGACTCATGATGATGCGCATGGTTCTGGAACCGGATTTCCAGAAGGAGTTGGAGGAATAAAATCTGCAATGTGTTATATTCGTAATGCATCAAGTCATACTACATCCTCTAATATTCAATCAAGGTTAATGCAACTTAATAAGGGTGCTATAGTGGGATTAGCATGTGAAGCACTAGGAGGGAATGATGGAACGACAGAGTGCACAGGAGATCGTTCTCACTTTTCATTAGCAAAGTTATTTTAAAATGAGCACAATTAACGCAAGCACTATTCAAAGAGATGTCATTTCTGTTCAAGTATCAATGAAAAATGCAGATGATATAGGAACTAATACATCATTTACTAATCGAACATGCATTAACACCTCTTTAGTTCACTTTAACAATGGTGGATTTACGATAGATGAAAATGGCATCACAGTTCCATCTGCAGGGTTTTATGTGATTGGTGCCTCATTATACTATCGATCAGAGCAAGCTAATGATACAAATGATCGTACATGTCCAGAAATGAGATTTTATAATCACACTCAAGATGCTGTTTTGACTGGTGGTGGATCAATCGCTGCGATGGGATATTGTCGTAATTTAAATAGTTCTGGATATAGTGGTTCAAGAAATTCATCTTCTATGATTACTCAAATCGTTCAACTAGGTGTTGATAAAATTAAAATTCAAACAAGACGTAGTGCAGACTCGGCTCAAGGAGTTGAAATTATGCAAAATTCTATTATGTATATGTTTAAATTACAGTGAAATTATGGGAAAATTAATCACCGACGACATAACAAGACAATTATATTGTGTATCAACATCTTTACTCGATGTATCCAATGTTAACGCTTCAACCACATTTGCAACATATAATTGTGTAAACACATCAACTGATTTCAATAATGGGGGATTTATTGTAAATCAAGCAAACGGTATTACTGTACCTGTAAACGGACTCTATTTGATATGTTATAATTGTTATATGTTCTCTAGTGCAGATAGAGAAAATGTATTGGTTACCGCTTTAATATCGGGGATACCTACTTCAATCGGTGCTCATGGATATATTCGTGATCACGATTCACATCGAAATAGTTCTGTGGGTAATCAACAAATTGCTTACTTAACATCTGGTCAACAAGTAAATCTTGGATTTCAGAGAGAGGCAGATACAGGCACTTGTCAATTGATTGGCACTAATAGTCATTTTGCGATGGCAAAGATAGATTGACATTCTTCGGAATGTGATATATAATAAACATATAAGAATGATTTGAATGAATAAGAAAAAATATTATTTTATGTCAGGTCTTCCGAGAGCAGGAAGTACACTTCTTTCAACATTATTAAATCAGAATCCAAATCTACATTCTGGTCCTTCAAGTCCTGTGCTTGGAGCGATGTATACTGCTCATGATCATTTTTTGAATAATGAATTGTACATTGGATTTCCAAAACCAGATTGTGCAAATAAAATTGTAGGTTCAATTATAGATGGATGGTATTCTGATGTAAAAAAACCAATTGTGATTGATAAGAATCGTGCTTGGTGTGCGAGAGTGCCTTTTATAGAAGGGTATATTAAACCAGAGGAAACTAAAATTATCGTTCCAGTAAGAAAAGTAGATGAGATTTTAGCATCATTTCTCACTATGATTCATCGTAATCCCTATGAAGAAGGACAACCAAGAGTTAATTTTTTAGATGAAATGTTAATTAAACGTGATTCTCCACTCAATGATGAGAATCGTTGTCAACTTCTTTTAGGTGATGGTGGTATTCTTTATGATTCTTTAAATGCAATCATGTTGGGTTTTCAAGAAGGGCATAGGGATAAATTTCACTTCGTGGATTATAATGACTTAATGAGTGATCCACAAGGTGAGTTAGATAAAATATATCAATTTTTAGGTGAGGAATCGTTTGAACATTCATTTAATAATCTAGAAAATCCTCATCGTGAAGATGATCTTGCGACTTATGGTTTGCGTGATATGCACGAGGTGCGTTCCGAATTCAAGAAGAAATCCACACATCCTAGTGCGATTCTTCCACCCTCTATAATTGAACTATATAATAACAATAGACAAAGATTAGAGTTTTGGTCAACTCCGGAAGTGGTTTCAATTAAACCACAAAAGGTACCACCCCCAAAAACTAAACCAAACAATTACAATTTATTTTCATAAATATAACATAAAGTAAAATTTTAAAATGGCAATTACACATACACAAACAGTATCATCATTGACAATCTTAAATACCTCTGATAACATTGTTTCAGAAGTGACTGTAAAAACAGTATCAGTTGATGACTCTGATCCATCTACACTCACTATTGATAATGAGGAATCATTTCAAGTAGATACAAGTGGTGGCACAGGTGCATCAGGATTTGTTGCATACGCTAGTTTGACTCAAGATACAATTTTAAATTGGACTACAGTTAAAGATGGTCTTGCTTCATCAAATACAAAAGTCAATCATGAGGCATGGATTGAATCTGTTAAGAATCCTCCAGCACCAGCAGAAGTAGATAAAGCACTTCCTTGGTAATTACATAATCTAATTCTTCATTATGTCACAAAAAAAATATTCTTTGTTCCATGTACAAGGTGGGTTTGGAAAACACGTTGCATCAACAGCAGTTGCGAAATGTATAAAGAATAACTTTCCAAGTCGAGAGTTAATCGTATGTGGTGTTTGGATTGAAATATTCCAAAACCTTCCCTTTATTGATCGTGTGTATCAAATGGGAAATACAAGTTATTATTATCAAACTTATGTTGAAGGTATGGATTCATTAATCTTTGCGAATGAACCATATTTTACAACCGATCATGTAAATAAAAAACTTCCATTGGTTCAATCTTGGTGCAAGATGTACAATCTTGATTATAATGGTGAGATGCCACAAATAAAATTCAATCCACTACAGAGAAAAGGTGCGAGAGAATTTTGGCCAAGTCGAGCAAATGGAAAACCAATTATGGTGATACAAACCAATGGTGGTATGTATCAGGAACAAAGACCATATCTATGGGCAAGAGATATGCCTGTGGTTCTAGCACAAAAACTTGTAGATCATTACGCAGACGATTATCATATCTTCCAAGTTACAAGACCTTCATGTGAAATTTTAGATGGTGTAGAAGCAATTAAAGATCCAATGACAAACATGGAGTTGGTAAGTCTTCTATTACATAGTGAAAAAAGAATATTAATTGATAGTTGTATGCAACATGCTGCAGCAGCATTAAAGATGCCATCAGTTGTATTGTGGAATGGCACAAGTCCAATTGTATTTGGATGGGACATGCATACAAATATACAGGCAAAGAAACCTGCTAAATGTAAGTTACCCAATAGTGTATTATTTGACTTTGACTTTACTGGTCAGGAAGCAGAGTATCCATATGTAGATGAGGATGATGATATATTTGACTTTGATAAAATTGTAGAGGCAGTTGACAAAGAATCATGAATGTAATTGGACTTTATGGTGCGATTGGTTGGAATGTTTTAATATCTGACAACCCTAAGTTACTAAAACAATCAGAGGACTCTTGGACACATGGTGCAAGTGTAACTCTCATCAAGGATGGAGAACATTGTGTCAGCATCAGTGAAGAGAGATTGAGTGGTATCAAGTATGATGGTAATTTTCCAAGAAAGTCTATTGAATATTGTTTATCTGCTGCAAACTTAGACAAGAATGATATTGATTTAGTGATTGTTCCATCAATGGCAAATCAACAATTCTATAAGAATTATATTAATAAGACACTTGAAAAGAAAGTTAAAAGATATTTCCCAAAAGCAAAGGTTGAAATCGCGTCACATCACATGTGTCATGCTTATTCCTCTGTGTTCTCTTGTGACTATAATGAAGGTTCATTTGTCACATTAGATAATGCAGGGTCAGTTTTGTTTGACACAACAGGACAAATATTTGCCTGTGAGAATCATTCTTTTGGATACTTTAATAAGAAGAAAGGTTTATTCAAATATTATCCAGGCATACCTCAGACAAATAACTTCGGTAATTACTATTGGATGTGGGCATATCATATCTACGTCAATAAGATCGGTAAAGATATTCAACTTACAGATCCAAAATATCGTGAGACATTTTGTGGTAAGGTGATGGGTCTTTCTGCCTATGGTAACACCAAAGAGTTTAAGAAAGATTATAGAACTCATTTTGAAGGCATACCACAGGTTGCACTCGAATCTTTTCCTGGTCGTGATTTCAACTATGGTAATCTCACACCTGAGAATAAAGCAAAGCAACTTCAACACAACTTTGAGAATGCGATGCTTGAATACATGAAAGAACTGAAGGAAAAGGAATATATTAATGATAATCTTTGTCTTGCTGGTGGAGTGTTCTTAAATATACTTGCCAACTCTGTGCTTCGTAAGAATAAAATTACAGAAAATATTCATATACCACCATTTCCAGATGATACTGGACTATCATTTGGTGCTGCTGCTCTTGGATTATTCAAGAGTAAAGAGGTAGTTAAACTACCACATAATATATCTCTTCTTGGTAAAACATACGATAATACTGAGGTTGAAGAAGCACTTGTAGATACAAAGTATAAAAAATACGATGATTTTAATGAACTATGTGAAGTTGTTGCAAAACATCTTGCGGACAATAAAATTGTAGGATGGTTTCAGAATAGGTCAGAGTTTGGACCAAGAGCATTAGGTTCAAGGTCAATACTCATGAATCCAACTCCATCAAAAAATAAAGAGATGATTAATACACGCATCAAGCACCGTGAAGAATGGAGACCTTTTGCAGGTATTATGCTCGAAGAGTATCAGGAAGATTATTTTATGGACACATATCCAAATGAGTATATGTTGTATTCATTAATAGTTAGACCACATCAAAGAAGAAAACTTGGTGCAATTACACATAGAGATTTTAGTTGTCGGATACAGACAGTTAACAAAGACTTGCATCCAGAGGTTACAACACTATTACAGAAATACAATGAAGTTACAAAGACTCCTGTGCTATTGAATACATCATTCAATGACAATGGACAACCAATTATTGAAACACCAAAAGATGCTGTTGATACCTTTAATAAGATAGATTTGGATTTCCTCGTAATTAACAATTTCTTAATTACTAAAAATAAATAAATAAAATTTTAAGAAGCAGATGAATTTTGTAATCTATTCAAAGGATGGTTGTTCATATTGTGAAAAGGTAAAAAAAGTATTAGAGTTGACAGGTAGTACATTTGTGGTCTATAATTTAGGAGAGGACTTTACAAAGGAAGAATTTATTGCAGAATTTGGTGAAGGATCTACTTTTCCACAAGTATCCTGTGAAGGAAAAAAATTAGGAGGTTCCATTGAAACAATACAATTCCTTAAGAAAAAAAGAGTCATCGCCTCTTGACATAAATAAGACAAACGATTATTCTGATCGTGGTGTTGAACTCATTCTTAGTGGAGGAAAAAGAAAACTTAAGAAATCATTTGAAATATATTTTCATAAGATTTTAGTTTTACTTAATCGAAAGATTACAATTAATTTTGAGTTTTCACTTGACATCAAAAAGGACTAATCACTTTCGGAGGTATCATGACTTTAGAAACAGTATTAGTATTGGTGTTACCAATATCATTCCTACTATTTACAGCAGGAATAATTGCTGGTTGGTTAGCAAGAGATTACATGATGAATTATCGTGAAATTCCTAGACCTCATCCAGAGATGTTAGATCAAAATGGTAATCTAGTACCTGATGAAATTATTGCATTCAGATTTGAAAATTATGACTACGACGAAGAAGACAACAACTAAAAAGGCAAAAAGTTTTACAGTTAAATCTAAACCAAGTTTAGAACTACCACGTAATCCATTTGCATTTGAGGTTCTTGATTTAGTATCTCGGCAGAGATCTAAGGCAAAGAAAATTGAGGTGCTCAAAAAATATGAGCATCTATCATTAAAAGTTGTTTTGATATGGAACTTTGATGAGAGTGTTGTGAGCATGTTACCAGAGGGTGAGGTGCCATATGCAGGATTTGATGAAAAGAATACATACAGTGGAACTCTATCTAAGAAATTAGATTTAGAGGTTCGTAAAATGCATGAAACAGGTTCGTTTTCTCTTGGTGCTGCCGATCAACAAGGACACACCACAATTCGTAGAGAATCAAAACACTTTTATAGATTCATTAAAGGTGGTGAAGATTCAATGAATCAAATGAGAAGAGAGACAATGTTTATTAATATACTTCAAGGTTTGCATCCCTTAGAAGCAGAGATTATAACTCTGTGCAAGGATAAAAAACTTGGTGAAGTGTATAAGATAACAAAAGAAGTGGTTGCAGAGGCATATCCAGATATCAAATGGGGAGGTCGTTCGTAATGTCAAAACCAGAACTTAAGGCAAAACCAAAGGCAAAATCAAAGATGGAATTTTGGACACCAACTGAAAAAGAAAATACAAAGGCAGAGTATGGTTGTGAAATTCTTTTGACAAACGTCACATATAAAGAAGCGATGACTAATAATGCACCTAATGATGCACAAGTTGTATCATACATGGCAGATGGTGAATTGAGATATGATTTAACAAGAGGCAGTCGTACTTCGTTGTTCGATATGTATTATGATAAGTTTAAAGGTGATTTAAAGTCTATTAATTTTGGTAATGGTAAAATCAGTGCGAAGTTGTGGGGATATCAATCAAAGAACACAAAGGGTAAAAAAAAGAAGTAAAACCAAAATCAACTTTTAATTTCAAATATCGGGGGAAAAAAATCCCGGTATTTTTTTTGTCTGTAGGGTTTTTACGACAACTAAACCCATTATTTAGATTAAAAACAGTTTAATTTTTGATTAAATCTAAAAATAATGTAAAATTGTAACACAAATTACAAAACTTCTTGCCTATATACTATGAATGTGTTAATATAGACACATCGTTCATCCGAATGATAGAACTCACACTACTGGCATCACTCCTTGCTGAACATAATGCTTCCCACTGGGAAATGACTTGTTCAGAATGGAATCAAAACAGAATAGAGATACTTAGTGATAAGAATCTTAACTCTGATGCTCACGAGTATCTTATAGATTACTTGAGAACTAAAGTGTCAGACAATTGTGATGCTTATATCATCGGACGCAAGTAAGCCGACTCGGAACGGGTTCGTTCATCCTTATGATTGAAACTTTAATTGCTGCATCAAGTGCTGTCACTACTATAGTTACAGTATCATGTACAGATATTAATACTCTTGTTGATCGTGCTAAAGTCTACCCTGACCTTAGTGTAGAGGAAAGACAGGAAATTATTGATCTGTATTATGAGTTTGGTGACAAGTATGGTTTAGATTGTAGGGACGCAAAAGCCGACTGAAGGAACGGATGTAAAAAGTCCAACTACTTTAGGAGAAACCAAATGGCACAAGTCACATACAGAGGAGTTCAGTACGACACTGAAACTCGTCTACAAAATCAAAAAGTCCAACAGCCTCAACAGGAACAACTTGTTTACAGAGGTGTTGCAGTTAAAGGAGGCAAGTAATGTTGGTAACTGCAGAAATTCTCGTGGCGAGCGTAGCATTTCTAGCATTAATCTACGTTGAAGCCAGACTCTTGTACAGTTATAAATAATTGTTACAGGAGGTAAAGTCAATGTTACATATTGGGTGGAAGACACCCGAAGTCCCAGATTTCGATCCAGAAATCCATAACCCAGAAAAAGTTTTTGCTTTTATGTGTTATCGTGGGATTCACTATGCGAAGTGGGTGTATCTTGATATTTTCCATCATACAGATTGGAAACTTAAAAATCCAAGAGGAAAGGGTTGACCTTTCCTCTTTTTTTGTATATAATAAGTAATAATCGTTTATTTCATGGATAAAGATAAATTAAAACTGATTATTCGTAATCTTGAAATGTTAGTAGATCAATTAAAGACTGAAGTATACTCAGATGTCAAATCATATTCTTATGATGATATTGATCCGATTGAATTAGGTTATGATAATGAATACGAAGGACCATGAGACTCAAAAGATTAATTAAGTTATTGGAGAGATTATTAAAAAAGGATTATCTCTATGATGAAGACCAAATCAAATTACTTAGAGAACAGTTGAAAGTTGCTAAGAATGAGTTAGCAATGATTGAAGAAAAAACATCAAAAGGATTTAAATGAACGTATCATTAATTAGTGTCTCTCCTGATGCAGAAAAACATATGGCATATTGTGCTCGTGTGAGCAATCCAAATAATCAGGAAAATGAAAATTATGCAGGTTTGTTGAGATATTGTATCAAACATCAACACTGGTCTATTTTTGAGCAAGCATTTATGACTCTTGAAATCAATACGACAAGAGGACTTGCTGCACAGATATTAAGACATCGTTCTTTTACATTCCAAGAGTTTAGTCAAAGATACGCAGATACAAACTTGTTAGATAGCAATATACCTTTACCAGAGTTAAGAAGACAAGATACAAAGAATCGTCAAAATAGTATTGATGATGTTCCAGAAACACAAACTAAATTTTTACAAGAGAGAATCAGATTGTATTTCAATGAAGGAATGGATTTATATAATGAGTTACTGAGAGAAGGTATTGCAAAAGAATGTGCAAGATTTGTTCTTCCATTAGCAACACCAACTCGTCTTTATATGTCTGGGAGTGTTCGTTCTTGGATACATTATATTGATCTCCGCTCCGGACACGGAACACAAAAAGAGCACATGGATATTGCAAATGCTTGCAAGTCTATCTTTATTGAGCAGTTTCCAACTGTATCAGAGTCCCTAGAGTGGTCTAAATAGTACACATAACTTTATAATTAAATGGCAACTTATCCTGTAGTCAATTCAAAAACTGGTGAACAAAAAGAAGTAATCATGAGTGTTACTGAGTGGGATCAGTGGAAAGAAGATAATCCTGATTGGTTGAGAGATTATTCAGATCCTTCAACAATGCCAGGTGTAGGTGAAGTCGGAGAGTGGAAAGATAAACTTCGTATGAAACATCCTGGTTGGAATGAGGTATTAAATAAGGTCGGAAAAACACCTGGTGCTAACGTTAGAAAACAGTAATGGCAAGAAGAAAAAAAGGAACTGAACCAATAGGGATTGGTTATACATCGAAACAGATGAAAAGGAAGAAACCTGTTAATTCTGATTATCTTGTCAATATTGAACCTTTGACTGATAATCAAAAATTACTATTTGATGCGTACAGTAAAGGACAACATATCGTTGCATTTGGGTGTGCAGGTACAGGTAAAACCTTCATCAGTTTATATAATGCTATTCAAGATGTATTATCTGACAAGACACCATACGATAAGATATACCTTGTTAGATCTTTAGTTGCAACCAGAGAGATTGGATTTCTACCAGGTGATCATGAAGATAAGGCAGACATCTATCAGATTCCATATAAGAACATGGTGAAGTATATGTTTCAGATGCCAACTGACGCAGATTTTGAAATGTTATATGGAAACTTAAAGGCACAAGAGACAATTCGCTTTTGGAGCACATCTTTTCTGAGAGGAACTACGTTAGATAATGCGATTGTGATAGTTGATGAATTTCAGAACTTGAATTTTCATGAATTAGATAGTATAATAACAAGAGTTGGAGAGAATAGTAGAATCCTATTTTGTGGTGATGCTCGTCAATCTGACTTGACAAAAACAAATGATCGTAATGGCATCGTTGATTTTCTCAACATCTTGCGTAAAATGAGTTCATTTGATATAATAGAGTTTGGAATAGATGATATTGTCCGTTCTGGTCTTGTTAAAGAATATCTTACAGCAAAAATTGAATTAGGAATGTAATGTTTGATCATATTGATATTGATCTCCCTAAGTTGGAGAGAGAAACTATAGATGGTGTTCGTTATTATTCTGTGCCTAATGAAGATGAACTCATTAAGTTAGTTTCAATTACCTCAATCACGAGTCATTTTAATCGTGAGATATTCATCAACTGGAGAAAAAAGGTAGGTGACGAAACAGCAGATAAAATTACGAAAGCTGCTACAAAGCGTGGCACTGACATGCATACACTTACAGAACATTATTTAAAAAATGATGATCTCCCAAGTGCACCTCCGATCTCTGAGTTCTTATTTAATATTTCGAAGCGTGAGTTACGTAATATAAATAATATACACGCATTAGAGGGTTCGTTATACAGCAAATACCTTGGTATTGCTGGAACCGTAGACTGTATTGCAGAGTATAACAACGAACTGGCAATAATAGATTTTAAAACATCTAAAAAACCAAAACCACGAGAGTGGATAGAACATTATTTTGTTCAATGTATGGCATATGGTTGTATGTTGTATGAAATCACTGGAATATCAGTTAAAAAATTAGTCATTATAATGGCTTGTGAAAATGGAGAATGCGTCGTTTATGAAGAGTACAACAAACAAAAATACATCAAACTTCTCAACCAATATATTAAGAAGTTTGTTAGAGACAAATTGCGAATCTATGGAACCGAATAAAGAATTAGAAAAAGCCATTGAGAAGAAATTTTTAACTCCATCCAAGTTTGCGATTGAGATTGAAAAGATTGTGGCAGAAGAGGAACTCAATTACATTGATGCAATTTGTCATTACTGTGAGATGAATGACATAGAGGTTGAGTCAGTATCAAAACTGATGTCAAAACCATTGAAGGAAAGATTAAAATATGACGCTATAAATTTAAACTTCATGAAGAAGACATCAAGATCTAAATTACCTTTATAATGGAAAACCTTGTAGCAGATGCTTTTGTAGAACCATTCCCTCATTTAATTATTAAAAATTTTTACAATGAAGATGAATTAAAATTAATATGGGAAGAACTTAATTATTATACTAAGCCAGGTAAATTACTTGAAGCAAAAGATTATGGTGGAGCTGGTAAATATACAAATGCAAAAGCATTAGTATTGGATTTAGTCTATGTAGGGAAATATAGATCATTATCGAACATATTATCAGTTAATCGTAAATTATTCAATCAAGATTTACTGGCAGCATTTTCAAATATTCATGATTGTTGTAATATTGCACGAGACGTAAATAATGATTGCACAAAAGTAAGATACTATCATAACGATGAGTATTATGAACCACACACTGATAGATCAATTCAATTTTTAGGTTTTACTTATTTTTATAAAGAACCTAAAAAATTCACGGGAGGAGAATTGTATTTTCCTAAGTATGATTATAAATTTGAATGTGAAAATAACTCATTAATCATGTTTCCTGGTTGGGTAGAACATGGAGTTACTAAGGTAAGTATACAAGACTCTGATTATTATGATGGACAAGGGAGATATGCAATTACAAGTTTTTTATCTAATTACAAAGAACCTATTACTTAATTATGAAAGTATCACAAACTGAATTGACACATCATCGTCTTCAAGCGATGTTAAGGGAGCATACCTTTCCCGATTTAGAATACTTGGGTGTCAAACCTGATAGTATTGGAGTTCAACAACATTGGTATCTGATAGGTGGACACGAAGTGCCAGTTGATGCTATTATAGAATTAGATAGTCAGGAAGTAGATGAAAGTGACACCATATGAGACCTACCAGACATATCTTTCAATGAAGAGTCATTTTACGAATCGTAAGTATGACTTTTTTAAGTATGGCGGTAAGTCAAGAGCAACAGTATCATCTTTTAATAAAAGAAAGGATAAGTATTGGTTTGAAAAGACATCAAGAAAATATTCAGACCAAGAGATTACAGATTTTTTGTTATCTAACTTTGTAAACACAGATGCACCACAAAATTTATGGATTGGAGAAATCATAAATTCTGGAGAAAGAAATTATTCAGACTGGATGAAAAGACAACAGAGTTTGACATACTTGTTCAAAGAACAATCAAAGGAATTGCTCTACGAAAACGAATTAGAGCAAATATTCAATTGCTCGAAAGGTCATCCACCAATTCTCAAAAAGTATCTTGGTGGAGATCTAAACTTAGAGACATTAACAATTTACGAAAAGATATTTTCCTTTCGTAAAAACTTTGATAAAAAGTTAGTTGATCCGGTATGGGAAACCGTCAGTTTGAAAATTAAGAAGTATTTACCTTTCCTAAATATTAATGTGTTTCAGTATAAACAAATTTTAAAAGGTCTAGTCAATGAGTAATTTTTTTGATTCACCTCTTGTGAGAGAGGAACTTGAACAAATCAATGAACTTCAACAAGAAGTTTATGGAACTCTTATTGCTTTTCCAAATTTGTCACCTGAGGAACAACAGGAACATATTGACAAATTATCTTTATTATTACAAAAACAAAAAATTATGTATGGAAGATTAAGTCTTTCAGACGATCCTCAGGCAATTGAAATGAAAGAGACAATGAGACAGTCTGTTTCACTGATGGGATTTCCGTCAGGCACTAGTGTTGAAAGGTTATTTGAAGGAATGGAGAAGACAATAGAACAGTTAAAAAATCTTAACAAAATGTGAAAAACTAATATAAATAGTTGGTTACAACCAATCATTTATGTATCACAAACACGATCTAATTTCAATCCACCGAAATCCACTAAAAGAGTATTCAAAACCTCTTGAATCTAATTATCAACCAATCAAATTTCATCAAATCAAAATCTATTTTAAATGTGAAAAACAGAAGTCACTTGACTTTTAATCTATCCTTTGTTATAATCCAATTATCCAACGCAATCCAATTTAATCCGAGGTATCCAAATGTCGTTTGCAAAATTAAAAAAACAATCTAAGTTAGGTTCTTTGACTGCAAAGTTAGTTAAAGAAGTTGAGAAAATGAATAACAATGGCGCATCAGGTGA